CAGGCGATAGTTTAGATATTACCGCAGGGAATGTTCCGTATACAGAATCTATTAATCAATTCAATATATATGGAGATTTTGAACAAACTGCATTTGGTTTAAATAAAACAATATTTACAAACACTGCATTAAATAGTGCTGTAAGCACAGGAACAAAATATACTAGAGAAGGATTAGGTTTGTTTGGCAGTGAACCAAGTATATATAAAACAAATACAAGCGGAACTACTACATTTTATAGAGGAGCGTTTCCTAACGCTGTTACATCTATTGCTTTAAATGGAAGCGTAGGTACAAATAGTATACCTTTACGTATTACAGCAAATACACAAGTAACAAGTAATTTTGTATTATATAAAAGACCGTATGGAGGATCGTGGGACTCAGGAACTCCTGTTACGCCTGATGCTAAAGGCTATGCTGCAAATACTGGTGTAAATACAGATATTACAGTAAGTGGTTTAGCACAATCACAGCGTTATGATTTTAAAGTAGTAGCACAAGGATTAACAGATAGTGCAGAAGTAGAAGTAACCAATGCTAATTTAACTACTTCTGGTACTCCAAGTCCTAGTGTAAGTGTTAGTCCTTCTAATGTACAACACCCTGCTTCAAATACTGCAGGATATTATTATTCTGATGTAGTAACAGTAACTGTAACAAATGGTTCTGGAAGTATATTTATACAAGGAGTTCCTGCTAACAATAGTTTTCATGTTCCTCAATATAGAGTAGCAAGTAGTGCTAATGATAAAATTACAAGTGGAGGTAGTTGGACTACTGCAAGTATATATGCTTCAAATCAATCTTCTACTATAACACCAAGTAGTGGGATTGTATATGTTCAATTTAGAAGTCAATTAAGCTATAAAGCAGCAACAGATGAATATAGAGATGGGGTTGCAACATTCAATTTTAGAGAAACAACTAGCAGTGGAACAAGTGTAGATTCTACAATAGCTGGTATAAGATGGTCACAATTACAGCCATAAGGAGATATTATGAATATTAATTCAAAGTTAAGCGTTTATCAGGCACAAGCAGGAGCTGAAGTATCTGTTGACAAAGCAGAAGCTGATTCAGAATATAGAGATAGTTTATTAGGTAAAGCTATGTACTATGGAACTGCAGCTATGTCTGGATATACTATGGGGCATGAACTAGGTAAAACTATGCAACCTATGGTAGACAATATGAAAGTAAGAAGACAAGCTAGAAGAGATTACAATGACAACGCATTAGGTAATTACGGAGCAACAACAAAGCAAGGTACTCCCTACAAAGAAAGACCGCAAGAGTTGGAAGGTGTAAATAGCTTTAGAGATTTTTACAAAAAAACTGTTAAAAACCCTGCTAAAGATGCTATGGAAAATGCAGGTCCAATGGAAACAATTTATAACGATAAAGGTGAAGTTATTATAGAAGGTAGAGATAGAACAAGTAATAGAATGGCTGATAAAGCTAGAGTAAAAGCTTTTTATTTAAACAGTGTTACTAATTACGAACCTACTGGAAATACAACTGCAGATGGAGCTGCTGAATTTAAGCAAGTAACTATAGCTAGAAATTCAATGGACTTTTATCCTTCTATGAACAAACCAATAGAAATCTTTGGCAAAGACAGAAGTCTAATAAGTTTAATGAATCAACCTACAACTCAAGAAGAATATGATGAAGCTGAAGAAAATAGTAGATTTATTGGTAACTCAATTTCAATGTAAGGAAAATAGGATGAATGAATTTGAAAAAAAAGTATACGATCATATGAAACTTCGTGAAGGATATAAGAACGAAGTATATTTAGATACGTTAGATAAACCTACTTGCGGTATTGGTCATTTATTAACTGCAGCAGAACGTGAAGATTATCCTGTAGGTACTGAAGTAGATGATTATAAAATTAAAGAATGGTATATGGAAGATATTACTACTGCTATGGAAGCAGCAGATAAGCAAGCAAGCATACTATCTACAGATAATGAATCTGTGAAAATAGCGTTAGTTTCAGTAAATTACCAATTAGGTACTAGCTGGACTAGAAAGTTTCCTACTGCTTGGAAATGTTTATGTCATCAGGAGTATGATCGTGCTATAGATGAAATAATGTATGCAGATAAAAAAGCAGATAGATATTCACGTTGGTATAAACAAACACCAGTACGTGTTAAAGATTTTGTTAAAGCAATTAATAAATTAAAGGAGATACATAATGGATAAGAAAAATATAGTTAATCCAAACAGACAACAACCACCTATGGTTAAAGACATAGACGATGAAATTACGCAAGGTAAACGTGAAGCTAATTTAGAATACGCTCCACATTTTAATGAATACAATTGGTTGAAAGCTGTATCACCTAATTTAGTAGTAAAGATAAAGGAGTAGAATATGGCATGGGCAGTAGTAGCAGGATTAATTGGAGCGGCAGCAACTACCTCAGCTGCAAGTAAAGCTAGAGAAGAAGGTAAAAGAAGGCGTGGTGTTTTAAAAAGTGTATTTGGAGATTTACAAAGTAATGCTATTGGTTTATTACCAGCAGTACAAGAAAATGAAATACAACGACTTGAAACTCAAGGGGATAAATTTGATTTAGCTACAGATTCTAGAATAAATCAATACAATGCCTTAGAAAATAAAATGGGACAAACAGGTTTTGCAGGATTAGGTGCAAATGTTATGGATCCTACACAAGCATTTACAGGATTAGACTTAGCATACCAAGCTTCTAATCGACAAATACAAGAACAAAAAGGTATGGAGTTAGACGCAATACAAAAAACTTACTACAATGCTGCATCGCAAGCTGCGCAAGGTGGTGCTGTATTGTCTACAGATTTTAATCAAGCAGTTAAAAACCAATATGGAGGAAACGTATAATGGCAAGTTACGAAACTGAATTTTTACAAGCATTAAATATGGCATCACAAAGTGCTTCTGGATTATTAAGAAGCATAAGGGAACCTGACTATGAAGAAAAATTAGCTATGGAAACAGCTAAAAGAAAAGAATTGATGGAATTAGACCAAAAATATTCTTTAGAGCAAATAGATTTATCGGGTAAGATAGCAGCCGAGCAACAAATAAGAGGTATTGATTCTGATCAATTAATAACTGATAAGAACATATCTGCAAGAGCAGCAAGTGACGATAAAAATATTCTTGCTGGAGCGACAAGGGATGATAAATTAATTGCTAACCAACGTTACATGCAAGAAGCAAGTTTTGGACAAGATGAAAAAATGACTAAACTTAGAGGCACTATAGATAAAGAAAACACCGAATCAAGAATAACGTTACAAGCAGGATTTACAGAAGAGAGAGATAATTTGTTACAAGGGTTTAATGTTGAAAATATGAATTTACAAACAAAAAACGCTATGGAACTTGCAAGTCATCAAGGAGTTGTAAGTGCGCAAACATTTAAAGATAATGCAGAAGTAATGAAATTTATAAGACGAGAAGATGTAGAATGGATGTTAGATTTTGAAACTAAAAAACCTTTAGAACAAGCCAAAATTATGAATGAAGAATATATAGATCCTAAAACAGGTGAAGGTACTGGTAAAACTAACGGTGAATATTTAATTAGTTATACAGCTTCAACTCAAGATGCTATGAAACAAGCACAGTTTAGAAACTTGCTTAAAGATAGTAAAAGTAAACCTGTTAGAGATTATATATATACTGATATGCCAGTACTAAATTATCTTTTTCAACCTACGCCAAGCATGAATGCCTACAAAAAGAAAACAGGTATAACTGATATGGATCAACAACTGTATTTACAAAATATGGGTTTTGTACAAAACTTAGGACAAGAGTTAACTAGAATAGAAGCGTTAGATCCTAGTAGGGCAAAATCATTATTAAGTGCAGCTTCTGCGCAAAATAGCGTATACTCAGGTATGGATACTAATAATCCATTGGTAAGCAAAGCTATATTTAACCAACAAACATTTGGCGCAAAAACTGCTATAAGTGAGTTATCTAATGCTTTGCCTTTAATGAGTAATGTAGATACTAGTAAACGTACAGATGATTATGATATGCCTAATTCGCCTAGACTTTTGTTTAGCACTAAATTAACCAAAAGAGGTAAAAATAAATTAACTGAATATTTAAATGAAAATGAAAATAGGTATAATGATATTTCAGCAAATTTATTATTAAGATACCAGCATGCTCAAAATATGAAATACAACAGAAAAAATAATAGAGAATTAAAAAAAGACTTTAAACAAGGTATTGCTATTGGTAATCAAATGATTGATGCTGCTAAAAAAATAAATGCAGATCCTGGTCTTATAAAAGGATTGGAAGAAAGAAGTATTGTTTTAGAAAAGTATTTAGCTAATATATAATATGTTAGATAGAAGAATACAAATACTAGAGTCTGCTTTTGATGCAGGACATTTAGATGAAATGCAGTACGCATTGGGTCTAAAAAAGTTTTATGACCGCATACCTAAGCAATTTGACGCACGTAGTTTGCGTTATATGGAAACAAAACTAGTTGATGCAGGCTTACCCCTTACGGATGGAAGACAAGGTCAAACAGACGGAGTTCTTGCACAGATTACATCTGGACTATTAGAAGGTTTTACAACCTTTGGTTTTGCAGATGAACCTGATACATCTACCGAAAAAATAGCAAACTCATTATCTCATCTTGTAGGACTAGCACCAGGTGTTGTAGTACAAGCATTATCTGGAGGTGGTGCTGCAACAGCATTAGTAGCTAGAGGAATGCGTAGACAAGCTAAAGCTAGAGGTGTTAAACAATTTGAAGCAGTAGCTGATCGTTTAGAAAGCGTAGGAGAATCTTTACAATATTCTAACAATAAAGTAGCTAGAGCTATGCACGACGTTACTACTAAACTACCTGGAGGTAAAGCATTACGTAGTCCACAACCTATTGGTGTAGATATTAAGACAGGTGAAAAATTATACGGTATGCAGTCTGTACCTGGTATAGTTGCTAACTTTGTACAAAAACAAAGTACAAGTTTTTTAAAAGACAATAATATTAAAGCAGCAGAATTTATACACAAAGGTGTATTTAAAAATAGATTCATGGATGCTGCTACTCGTGACAATATTGTTAATCAATCTGTACACTTAGGATTATTATTAGGTGCTTCTGCTAGAGAACAAGGTATACAGGGCATGGGACAAGCAGCAGTACAAGGTGCTATTGCAGGGGGTATATTTGGAGGTATAGGTGAATATGCAAACATAGGTAGAATGTTAGCTAGTAAAAATGTTGGAGTTAGAACTGCTGGAGAAAAAGTAGTTAGAGGATTTGCTAAAGCATTAAAAGAACAACCTAATCGTAGAGATCAATTTGAAACTATAAACTTTCTTATGAAAGGTACAGCAGGTGCAGCGTATGGTACTACTACTGCTAAACTGCACGATATGCCTTTAGAAGACCAGATATATGAAACATTAATGGCTGTATTCTTTAGTGTAAATAGTAGAGCTGCATTTGAAAATAGAGCTACTAAAGATATATTTAGTTCTGATAAAGTAATACCTAGAGATTTTAAAATGAAAGAAGCACGTAAGTGGCTTACTGAACAACCGTGGTATCAAGCAGAAACTCCTGAATATCAAGCATATTGGAGCAGGTATTTAAAAGATATACAACGTCAACAGATGGATTATGTTGTTAATAACTACAATGACATTATTGTAGCGTTAGCTCCTGAATATAAAGATTTAAAAGAACAAGGTTTTATTACGCCTGAAATGGAAGCAAGAGCTAGAACAGATAATAAAACTAGAGAAACTATATTAGAAAAATTATATGAAGCAGCTGAAAAAGCAGAAAGAAAACACGAAGATACTTTTAATATAGATGAAGTAGAACGTAGAGTAGAAGAAAAAGAATTTGAATTTAGTTCTATGGAAATGGACAAAGAAGTTAAACACATAGAACAAGATACATCTATTGCTAGTGAATATTTACCAAAACAACGTACATTAAAAAACATATTTGTAGATATTAAAAAAGTTGGTGACAAAACTTCTAAAGATTTAGATCCGCAAGAGTTGCATCAAATGTTTAAGAAGCTAGCTATTGATACAAACTTTACTCCTGATAACTTTATTAAAGAAGTAGAGGGTAAATTTAAAATTAAAGTTAGTGAAGAACAAAAAATGGATTTAGTTCAAGCTATACATAAATATAAACATTTAGATAAGTTTAAAATATCTAGAATATATTTAGTGCCAGAAGAGGGTAAGGGTAGATTAAAAAAACGTAAAACAGAAGAGCCCGTATTTGAGGAAGAAGCACCAGAAGTAGACATATACAACAAACCTATAGGCGGTAAAAAGTCTGGTACTAAATCAGACCAAGGTAGTCGTTTAAATAAAATATATGCTAAAGATGATAAACAATTACATCTAGATATAGACTATTTAACTACTGTAGTATCACAACGATATTACGATGCAGTAGAAGGTAAATATAAACCAGGTGCTAAAATTAAAAATGTATCACCTTTATCTATAGATATATTTGCATTTTCTAAAGACACTAAAGATCCTATTAGTGCTGTAAGAAATATGTCTAAAAAACAAATAGACCAACTAAGAAATAATTTAGAAGAAAAAGAAGGATTGTATATACACGCAGCAGTTAGTGACACTGGTAGATTGCAAGTAAGACAATTTCCTTGGAGCAGTAGAAAAAATGAAACTAATTATATATCTGACAAAGAATTAAAAAAAATAGATAGAACTATTAGAAAAGAATTAGGCGGCACTGATGCTAAAAAATATAAATCTAATGTTGGATTTGTTATTTGGCGTATGAAAGAAATGAATTTAATAGATGCTAAATACACAGCACAGGACATTATAGATACATTGCCTACTTATTTTAAAACAGAACCTTATACTGATGTTACAAAAATGCAAAAGTATACTAAGCATATGTCTGGTATTGAAGTACCTATAGATAGTCAATACATTAAAGATGAATATACACACGCTTTGATAAAAGATTTGCCTGGTAGTATTAAAAATATGGGGCCTGAAATGGAAGCATTTAACTCAGGTACTGATGGTGCTAGTATGTTACGAGGTGAAAAATTTGACAGGTTAGCAAAAGCGTATGGATTAGATCCTGAAACTGGTGTTATAAAAACTATACATATACACAGACCTGGTGAGTTTACTAACGGGAATAAACGTGGTACAACTATTATTAAAACTGCTACATTTAGAATGGACCCTAAGTGGGAAGCTTTGTTAGATAAAACAGAAGCAGGTAAAAAAATAGATTACTTACATTATGATACTTCAGTAAAAGAAATTAGTGGAGCAAAAAGACCAGACGTACCAGGTAAAACAGACGTTACATGGAAATCTAAACTAGAAGATAATTACATAAATTTAGATGTCTATGAGAATTTTAATAAATTAGAAAAATTAAAATTGTTAAGACAGGTTACTTCTAATTTAAATACTATTGACATGGATCCTACTAGCACAGATGGAAAGATTTTTTGGAATAAATGGCAAGAAATTATAGATGCATCTGCAAGAGGAGATGCTGTTGTAAGCAAAGAAGTGAGTCAGTTGCTTAAGTCTAATCAACCTCTCGGTGATAAAGTATCTTTAGATAAAATAGATATTAGATTAATAGACCAGATATTAAATGAAAACCCTACGTCTATTACAGCCAGAAGTATATTACGTAAATTATTTACTGATGGTAGAAGTTCTGAACGTGATAAAAGAATAGAACAAGACTTTGCAGAATATGGTAATGAAACATATAACAAACAATTAATAGAAGACTATTTAATTTCTACAGATTTTGAACCAGGAGCATTTTTAAGACCAGGTGTTATAGAGTTTATAAACGAAAAAATATCAGACTATGCTTTTAAAAGATTAACTAGACCTGTAGTAGAAGAATCTTTTAGTTCTAAGTTAGGTCTGTATGATGTAATTATACGAACTACAAACTTTAAATACTCTTCTGCTAAAAAAGGTTTAGCTGATAATGAATTTTTATTACATGAAGGTGCACGTATTATTCCTGTTACCGATCCTACCACTCAAAAGAAAAGTACGTTAGGTAAGGTATTTGATAAGTTTGAAAAAGAATATGATTTAGATAAAAACAGTGATACTACTAAACAATTAAAAGAAACATTAGACAATGTTATGTATATACGTTCTCCAATGGTTAGTAACAGTGGTGTTCGTATTGGTAATTTTGTAGGATTTGTTAAAGGTAGAAAAGGTATATCTATTATAACCAACGAAGTTAACGACTTTAATATGAACGGAGCAGACAAAGACATTGACTCGGCTCATGTATTTTGGGGTATGCCTAAAGAAATAACTAAGGTATATGCTAGACCTGAAATACAAAATCAATTATTAAAAGAAGATGGAACTATGATTTCTTTAAGTGATGCTAAAATTGCTAAAGAATTAGCCAATGCAAAGTTTCCACAAAAAGAAACAAGAAAGCAGCAGTTAGCTAATATGATTGATATAGATGCTAAGCTTGGTAATGGATTGTTTAGTGCAATAGGTAAAGACAGTGTTGGATATATTACTAATCAATTTCAAATAGCTAAACAAGAATTTGATTTAAGAAAACAATTAATGGTAGAAGACGGAAGCGGTAAAGTTACCGAGATGCAAACAAGTGAGTTACCTAAAATTTGGAAACAATTAATTATAGATCAAAATGTTTTACAAAGTACATTTATAGATGCTAATAAATTAGTTGATGTTGATTTACCGTCTACTGCTACAGCCAAGCTAAGAGGAAAATATAAAGACAATTTATTAGAAGCAGAAGATCGTATTGTATTGCGTGATATGTATAAACTTGTATTTAGTAAAGTACGTAAAGACGAAGCTCCATTAGAACCTAACGTAGTATCTCAAAAATATTTAGATATGACTGAAGGTACTACTGGTTATTTGAGAATGGTTGGTGAAAATATTAATGGATTAAAATTAGAAATTAATCCTTACAATGCAATCGACAAAGATGCTATTATTCCTGTATTAAAAGATTTGTCTAAGGTTATGAAAGATCATCCTTTATTTAAAAAAGCAAACTTAAGAGAATTTGACAAATGGTTTATGGAAGGTATTGATGGAAAAGAAATGAATACTATTAAAGATTATCCTCCTTTTTTATGGAATAAAATTAATGGTATTGTAGACTTGTCCAATGCTTTGAAAAAAGCACAAGCGTTTAAAGAGTATGCTGTAGAGGTATTAGAAATGAACCCTAGTGCTG